TCTGTAATAAGTTGTTGATATTTCTTAACTTCTCTTTCTAATATTTCTTTAGGATACACTCTACCATTTTGGTTTTGAGCATCCGCTCTTTGTAATACACCTTTAACCAAAACTACTCCGTTTTCGTCTTCGTTAATCTTTCCCTCAAATAATTTTGTTTCTATTAAAAGTGATTTCATTTTACTTATTTAGTTTAATAATCCAATTGCAATATCCTTAACTTCTCTTTCTGCACCAGCTGCATATTTCTTATTTACAACTGCAATTGTATTTCCTGATACCTTAATCATATACATAGGAATCATAGATGTAGTAAAATCATATTTAATTCCTGCTTTTTTTAATTCAGTACCTACGTTCATAAAAGATGTAGCGTTCTTAACTGCCGCTTCAATCTTATCTAAATCAGCATCATATCTCCCTTCGTTTACCGATTCGTTTGTTAGACTCTTAAGTTGTTTTGCTAACGGATTAAACTTATCTAAAAATTGGTCGAAAGTTTTGATTTTACCAGCTTCAGCATCTTTTCTTAATTTTTCTATTTTATCTAAAATATCTGATTCTTTAGATTCGTTTACTTTTGAAATATTGTACATATTACCCGCACCACTCTTAACTAAAGTTTCACCTTCTTTACTTAATATCTTAGTTTGAGGTAATTGCTCTTCTCCTTCGGTTTTTGCACCAGCTCTTAATTTAGATAAATCATCACCATCAACTTTACCATTTTTATTCAAATCTATCTTTTGTTGCTTAGTAGTTAACTCATCTTCTTTAATTGATTGCAATCTCTCACTTACACCTTTCCAAGTATCTTCTACTTTATTGAAAAATGCTTTCTTCTCCTCATCTGATTTGAATTCGTCTGGTGAAGATACACCATGCTTCTTTAGCATAGCTTTAAAGAATGATTGATAATCTTTTTCTTCTTGTAGAACTTCCCCAACGATAGTTCTTAATTGCTCTCTAGTTATTTTCATAGGAATTCCTAATTTATTTTCTTAAGGTGGTTACATTTTTACCAATATTAGATAACCTTTCCTTTATTCTATAAATATGGTGATTAGTTCTTTTCCAAAAGTTTTCACCTTTTAGAGAGTTTTCTTTTTTGATTTTACCATACCATTCTAAGAATTTCTCAATTTCGTCTATTTTTCTACGGATTTCCCTAACACCCAATCCAATCTTTTGATTTGGAGTCATTGTTTGGTCTAATCTTAATTTTTGAAATCTATTTTCGTTAACTGCTGAATATCCAGTTAAACTCGCCATCTTCTTAGTATATCCGCTTTTGTGCTGACCATTGCTAGAAAATGCACGAGGAGTATCATATCCTGCTACATCTCCTGTAACAGTTATCTCCTTTTTTAATTTATCTTCCTCTTCCTTTTCTATTTCAGAAAGGATTTCTCTAATACTATTTTTTAGTTGCTCCAACTGTGTTGACATTCTTTATTTCTTTTAATAATTCATATGTAAGCATTAAAACTGAAACTTGCTTATCTTGATTTTCTTTAAGAAATTTATCCGATTTATATAATTTAATCATCTCGGATATCTTTATCTTAGTCACTTTATCACTAATATTCTTTGATTCCTTTACCAAATTACTAAGAACTTTCTTAGTTTCCTCTTCTATGAATTTTGGAAATGCAGATGTGTTGGTAACGTTATTTATGAATTCTCTCAATAAACCTTTTTGAGAATCATCTAAATTAGAATACTTTTTATTAAAGTTTTCAATTAATAACTTATAAGTTAATAATCTTAAATCTTCCGATTGTTGTTTGAATGATTCGTATAATGTATCAGAAGGTTTTGTTGATATTCTTTTGTTTACAATATGCTCTAATATAGTATTATTAGAATCAATAAAATCTCTAATCTCAACCTTTCTACCTAAAGTTTTGGTTTCAAATACCTTATAAACAGAAGCTAATAATTTATAATTCTGTAGGTTTGATGATAGGAATTTATCCAAATCATATGATTCCTTTATTGTTTTGATAAGATTATACTTTTCTTTGTTTAACTTGTTCTCATCTAACTTTGTTCTCTCCTTAGCCACTTCTTCTAAGAATAACTTAGCATCATCAATCGAAGAATACTTTTCTTTAACGATTTGATTGTATAATTTCAATTCTTTAGCCAATTCTTTGTTTGAACTAAAAAACTCCTTTATAATCTTCTCAGACACATTTTTTGTCGAATTTGATAATACCTCTTGTGTAATTTGCTTGACAAGTAGTTCAAACAAAATAGCAGTATTCTTAAACTTTGAGTGTTTAACTTTCATCAGAATTTATTATTTTTCTTTACTATATATGTAAATATTACTTCTATAAATATTAGGAAACTTTGGATAAGTGATTTTTATTCATCTGGTAAGATGTTTTTATCATCTAATAGTGAACCCGTATCATCACTTAATCCATTTATATCCTCGCTTATAATCTTTTTACCCGCTTTCTTAGCGTTGTTTGATTTAATTTTATTTCTTATCCCATCTCTTAATTTCTTATCTTTATCAGAAATACTCTTAAGTTTTTCACCTATTCTACTATAACGAGTTTCTCTTCCAAAATTACGAGTGATATCAGCTTTACCTAACGGGTCTCTTCCCATAGCATTATCATCAGTTCCATTATCACCCGTCATTTGAGGTCTACCACCTAATTTACCATTCTCTGCACTAGCATCTGCCGCTTCCTGTGTAGGTTGCTCATCAGTTGGTTCTGCCATCATACCGGTTTCAGGTTGTTCTCCTTCGGTTGGTTGTTCACCTCCAGGTTGTTCAGGTTGTTCTTCATATGGGTCTACACCTTCCTGCTCAATCTTAGTTAATCGATTCAAATCAAATGTATCATATACCACATTAACAGATTCTTCAGCGATTTCCTCTTCTGATAATTTGAATATGTTGGTATAAATCCAATTATTAGATAATAACTTCAATGCTTTCATATCAGTTGCTAATCTAACTTTCTCAGCCCATAGATTGATTTTTTCTTGCTCATAGATTGTAGATGGGTTAGTTAACTCTAATTTAAAATCAACTGCATCCATACCCTCAACTCCTTGCGCAATTAAATGTGCAATAGCTACCTGAGTTAATTCGGATACTACTACTCTTTGAATTCTTTCAATTGTTCTAGCAAAACGGATATCTTCCGCTGCCAATGTAGCTTTACCATTGATATCCTCTTCGTATCCTAAGAAAGCCTTTGGAACTTTTAGTGCCGCAAATAACTTAGCTTTTAAATAATCGATATCTTCTATAGCAGTATATTGTAAACCACCTAATGTATCTATTTGAGTTCCACTATCACCACCTCTCACAGGCATAAAGAAATCTTCTGTGATGTTCATCATATTGTACTTAAGATTATAATCTCCTGTTTTTTGGTCTTGAAAAGGAGTTTTCTTAATCTTATTAATAATCTTCTGCATATAGTTATCAACCTCTTGAGGAGGAATGTTACCTATATCAATTTTGAATATTCTTTTTTCAGGTGCTCTCATAATACGATGTATCATCATTGCATCTTCCATCAATGTAATTTGTTTCCACAATCTTCTTGCGTTCTCAATCATTGATTTACCATAAGGTAAATAATTCGTATCTGAATACAAACGGAAGTGAGCCATTTCAAAGTTATCATATTCATGCTTACCCAATCTATCCGGGTCAACGGTGAATTTGATACCTTCCTGTTTTCTATTAACTCTGGTTGGGTCATTTAATCCCTCAGTTCTAGTTACATGATAGACCGATTGAGGGTGTACGTTAACAATACCTTCTCCTTCAGCTATTTCTAATACAATAAAACAATCACCATATTTAGTTAAGTTTCTAACCCACGGCCAAAGATTAAACTCTATGTTCATTGTATCATAGAATAAACTCTCTAATATTTCCTTAACTTGTTGATTTTCTGTTTTTATAGTAAGAACATCCCCATATTCATTCTTAGTAGTACATTCATCCGCATAAATATCTAATGCCGATGCTATAATTGGGTCATTATCCATTGCATCATAATCTAAGAATAACTCCCTACGGATTACTTGATATGATAATTGAGTTTGATATACATCTTGTGTATATCCTGATTGCAATCTATAAAATCTATCCTTTAACGATTTTAAGTTAGTTACCTGTTGACTGTTTTCGGTATCAATAACTCTCGTTCTATTTCCTTCTTTTTTGACAATAACACCGGTCGAAAATACCTTTCGTAATCTATCAAAAAAAGAATTGCTGTTTTCTGCCATTTTTTATATTATTTTCTATAATTCTTAAAACTATATTGTATATACATATATATAGAGAATTTGCACTAAAACATTAATATATAAGTAAACTTATTATAAATATCAAAGTAACCATCTTATATCTTCTTTTTCGCCACCAAAATCCATTTCATACGGATTTTGTCTAAAAGTTTGATGATTATATACCCCCAATTCGTTTCCTGTGGATGCAAATGAGTTTAATCCTTGTTTAACTAAATCCATTCTTTCTTGTCTTAAACGAAGTGCAGTATCTCTCACCCATAATCCAATTGCCAGACACATTGTTAAGTCATCATTATACCCTCTCATAGCCTCAGCTCTGTTTGTTAACCATATAAAGGTAAATAACTCATCAATTGTTCTCATCGATTGGATTACTACCGACTTTTCTCTGAAATACTCATCTAATTTAGAAATCATAAGCGGACGAGTTTTAGCTGATGTTGTAAATCCTGCTACCTGTCTTCTCTCTTCTGCTCCGTATTTATTAGTATATTGTCTTTCAACATCCACATATTTGTAATCCGATGTTTGATAATACACATTGTTATATCCCCTATCTATTACCTGTTGCAATGCCGCCCATCCGATGTTTGCGTTCTCCACAACTAATAGTGCATTATTGTAATCCGTTGCAACTGAAACTAAGAAGTTACCAAATTCCTTTGTATCTATCTTACCTCTATATTCGGCAACCTGAACATTGTTAACTACATCCATAACATGGAAAGCTGAATAATCCGATGCATCACCTCTGGCAACGTCGGCTACAACCATATAAGATTTATTGTAATCAGGATATTCCCATTTCCAATAGTTTCCATCCCATCCACCTTTTTCCACCGGGTCTTTAACAAATGTTTCTTTATACCACATTAGGATTTCGGGAGAGATTACCGTATCACCAGAAGATATAAAGTCGCAATCACACTCTTGTGCCGCCAACTTCTCTCCTAATACTTTTGTCTGCTCATCTCTCCACCTTTGGTCTCTCTCTGGATGAACCGTCCAATGCAGATAGATTGGATTGAACTCATTCGTTCCTTCCTCTGAACCTACCCATTGTTTATGAAACCAGTTACCCACACCATTCGGTGTAGAAAGTGCTATACAACTACCACCTGTTGATAGGGCCGGAGTTGCTGATGCCCAAATCTCATTAATATCCGGAACGAAAGCCGCTTCATCGACAACCAATAGTGATAAGGCTTCCGAACGACCTGCATCAGGTGAAGATGGAATAGCCTTTACCTGTGAACCATTTACTAATCGGAGTGATAGTTTGTTATCTTCCTGTGTTGCTACCTTTAACCAACTCGGTAAGTTATCATACATAACTCTTACCTTCGTTACCAAGTTCTTAGCAACCTCCTGCTTAATCGCAATAACAAGTACGTTATAATCTTGATTGAATATCATCTTCCACAAAGAATAACCAGCGGTTAAGGTGGAGATACCCGTTTGACGGGATTTAAGAACTAAGTTATATCTATGGTCTTTAAATTGTAATAAAGTTTTTTCCTGATATGGAAATAACTCAAATCTCAATTTACCTTTTGTAGGATGTTGAATCTTACAATACTTACGCATGAAATATACGGGGTCTGCCGCACATTTAACATACTCTTGTCT